TAGAACATTATCAAACTTTATAAAAGATCAAGATTCATTTCTTCATGACCAATATGTCATGGAGAAATTTAAAGATGGTAGGACTGGTAAGGGTACTACTACACCCAATCCAAAATTTAATTTTTCACCTCCAAAATTTCATGGGGGTGATGTAAATTTAGAGAAGATTTCAAAGCTAAATACTGAACATCCAGCACGAGAATATCTTGAAAAACGAGGTATCAAAGACTTAGATTATTTCTACTATTGTCCTAAGTTTAAGGCTTGGACTAATGAGCAGAAAAAAACCTTTGATAACTGCCGACAAGATAGTCCTCGTATTATAATTCCCTTTAGGGATAAAGATGGTAAACTCTTCGGATATCAAGGCAGATCGTTAGCCCCTACGGCAAAGATGAGATACATTACGATAATGCTTGATGAGGATAAGCCCAAAATATTTGGACAAGATAGAATAGATTATGAAAGACCTGTTTATATTGTTGAAGGACCGTTTGACAGTACCTTCATTCATAATTCCGTTGCGATGGCTGGGTCTGATGTTGATATTCGGACGTATAACTGGAGCGATCATATTTGGATTTATGATAACGAACCACGTAATAGAGAAATCGTCAACAGAATCTCCAAGTCAATTGACAGAGGAGAAAAGGTCGTAATATGGCCTAAAAATATTCAGCAAAAGGACATCAATGACATGTACCTAGCTGGACATGATGTGCAAAAGATAGTAGAATCTAATGTATATCACAAACTAGAAGCAAACCTTAGATTAAACGATTGGAAAAAAGTATGAGTAATGGTATTCAAGTTCGCAAGAGAGATGGGTCTGTAGAACCCTTGAACCTAGATAAGATTCATAAGATGGTTGAAGATGCTTGCGAAGGTCTTGGCAGTGGTGTGAGTGCATCACAGGTGGAGATGAATAGCGGTCTTCAGTTCTATGATCAGATTAAAACATCAGACATTCAAGAAATTCTTGTAAGATCTGCTAGTGATCTGATTGATTTGGATCATTATAACTATCAGTACGTAGCAGCACGACTGTTATTGTTTGGTCTTAGGAAACAACAGTTTGGATCTAATTGGTTACAAAAAGGATTCCCTCATATTACTAAACAAGTAGATAAGTGTGTTAAGTTGGGTGTCTACGACAGTTCTATTGTGGATAAATATTCAGAGGAAGAGTGGGATAAGATTAATTCTTGGGTAGATCATAGTCGTGATATGATATTCACATATGCAGGTCTACGTCAAGTAGTTGATAAGTATCTCGTACAGGATAGAAGTAGTGCTGAAGTCTATGAGACACCTCAGTACATGTATATGATGATTGCTGCTACTCTCTTTCAGGACTATAAAGAGGAGAGATTAGATTATGTCAGACGATACTACGACTCAATCAGCAAGCACAAAATCAACATCCCAACACCGATCATGGCGGGGGTTCGGACACCTCTACGACAATTTGCTAGCTGTGTTCTTGTTGATGTTGATGACACCCTCAATAGCATCTTTAGCAGTGACATGGCTATTGGTTACTATGTTGCTCAAAGGGCAGGAATCGGTATTAACGCAGGTAGGATCAGGGGTATCAACGCTAAGATCAGGGGTGGAGAAGTACAACACACAGGTGTCCTCCCGTTTCTCAAGAAGTTTGAAAGCACTGTCAGATGCTGCACTCAAAACGGCATCCGAGGTGGATCAGCGACTGTACACTTCCCAATTTGGCATCAAGAAATAGAAGACATCCTTGTCCTCAAGAACAATAAAGGAACTGAAGACAACAGAGTCAGAAAACTTGACTATAGTATACAAATTTCAAAATTATTTTATGAACGATTCATCCAAGATGAGGATGTTAGTCTATTCTCTCCTCATAATGTTCCTGGGTTGTATGAGTCTTATGGCACTCCATCCTTTGATGATAAATACATTGCTGCTGAAGCAGATGATAGAATCCCAAGAAAAACAATTGGAGCACAAGAGCTCATCCTAGATCTCCTTAAGGAGAGAGCAGAGACAGGTCGTATTTACATCATGAATATTGATCATTGCAACGAGCACTCATCATTCAAAGACAAGGTTAACATGAGTAACCTATGTCAGGAGATTACATTACCTACTGATCCTATTGATCATATTGATGGTGATGGAGAGATAGCATTGTGTATTCTATCTGCTATTAACGTAGGTAAACTACGTAACTTAGATGAGATGGAAGAGTTATGTGACCTATCTGTGAGAGCTTTAGAGGAGTTAATTGATTATCAGAAGTATCCTGTTAAGGCAGCAGAGCGTAGCACACTAGCACGTAGATCATTGGGTATAGGATACATTGGTCTAGCACATTATCTTGCTAAGAATGGATTGAAGTATGATGATCCAGAAGCATGGAAATTGGTTCATGATCTAACAGAATCATTTCAATACAATCTTCTTAAAGCAAGTAATAACATAGCAAAAGAGAAGGGTGCTTGTGAATATTTCCACCGTACTAAATATTCTGATGGTGTTTTACCTATAGATACATACAAGAAAGATGTAGACGAGGTAGTGCCTAATGACCTTTCACTTGATTGGGGAAATTTACGGAAGGACATACTCTCTCACGGGCTCAGACACAGCACTCTGTCTGCACAAATGCCATCGGAGAGCAGTTCCGTTGTGTGCAATGCCACAAACGGAATTGAACCACCAAGAGATTATTTGTCCACTAAAAAATCAAAGAAAGGACCGCTTAAGCAAGTGGTTCCTCAAGTTGGTACGTTAAAGAACAACTATACATTGCTGTGGGATATGCCAAACAACATTGGTTACATTAACATTGTAGCAGTGATGCAGAAGTTCTTTGACCAAGCAATAAGTGGTAACTGGTCATACAATCCAGAGAACTATGATAACAATGAAGTTCCTACTTCAGTTATGGCACAGGATCTATTGACAACCTTTAAGTATGGTTGGAAGACATCTTACTATCAGAATACATATGATACTAAGAGTGAGATAGATGAACCAGCACATTCTATTGGTTGGAAGGACGATGTTAAGGAAGGTAGCAAGACTGCTATCACTAATTTATTAGACAATATTTTTTCAAACGAGGAGGAAGCTTGTGACAGCTGTGCAATCTGATATTAAAGGCATGACAGTTTTTAATACTAAGAAGAATGATACTACCAAAGGACAGATGTTCTTTGGTCCTCCACTAGGAGTTCAGCGATACGATAAGTTTAAGTACCCTATATTTGACAAGTTAACACAGACACAGTTAGGTTTCTTCTGGAGACCAGAAGAAGTATCTTTACAAAAAGACAGAGCAGACTACCAGACATTAAATGCAGCACAAAAACACATATTTACTAGCAATCTCAAGTATCAAATCCTCTTGGACTCCGTACAAGGTCGTGCTCCTGGTATGGCTTTTGCTCCATACTGTTCTTTACCTGAGCTTGAAGGTTGCATGAATATATGGCAGACTATGGAGATGATTCATAGTCGGTCTTATACTCACATCATTAAGAATGTATACCCTGACCCATCAGAGGTCTTTGATACTATACTAGATGATGAGAAGATACTAGCACGTGCTGAGTCAGTGACTAAATCATACGATGAGTTCATTAACTATGCTAATGAATACGGTCAGAGTACTGCTTGGCAAGATGGTATGAGAGATCATCCTAATTCTGAATGGACACGTAAGGATTTAAAAAGACATCTCTATAGGGCAGTTGCTAATGTATACATTTTGGAAGGCATTAGATTTTATGTCTCTTTCGCTTGTAGTTTTGCTTTTGGTGAGCTTAAGTTACTTGAAGGTTCTGCTAAGATCATATCTTTAATTGCTAGAGATGAGTCACAACACATGGCAGTTACCAATAATATATTAAACAAGTGGAAGGAGGGTGATGACCCAGAGATGATGGACATCATTAAAGAAGAGGAGGAGAATGTCTATCAAATGTTTAAAGATTGTGTTCAAGAAGAAAAAGAATGGGCAGAGTATTTATTTAAGGATGGATCTATCATTGGTTTGAATGATAAATTATTACAGAACTATGTTGAGTGGACTGCTAACCGTAGGTTGAAATCTATGGGTTTAAAACCTATCTTTGATATACCACTAGCAAACAATCCATTACCTTGGACTGCACACTGGTTATCTTCTAGAGGACTACAAGTAGCACCACAGGAGACAGAGGTAGAGTCGTACATGATCGGGAGCATTAAACAAGATGTTAAGAAGAATACTTTCTCTGGTTTTAAATTATGACCAAAGATACAGAACAAGAACAACGAGACGACTCGTGGAGAGAAGAGTACCTAGGTATGAAACTCCACGGTACTTACCAGAAGAATTTGCTTCAGAATGGGCCGAAGTCCCTGTCACAGAGTTGGATGATGCAAGCTATGTACAGCGATTGGAAGAAGAAGAAAGGGATCGTAGATCCAGAGCCACCAGATTGCCAGAGCAGCATGAAGGAATGGGAAGAAAGTGTGAAGAAATACCAGACCCGTGGTTGAACTGACTAAATAGGTTTATGAGCGTAATAATCTACCAAGAACATTGCGAATATCTTGAGAAAGAGAATGAAGATCTCAAAGGTGAGGTTCTCTTTCTAAGACAGCAACTTGAATATAAAACATTAGGACTCCCAGAAGACGATATAAATATTGAGGAATAGATAATGGGATTGTGGAAAAGAATAGTAAAACTTCGGAAGGAAGTTATGAGAACTCCTGGACCTATAAGGGTTCAACTTTTTCTTCTGACGACATTAACGATTTCTTCGGTTACGTCTACTGCATTACTAATTTGCAATCGGGCAAACAGTACATCGGAAGAAAATATTTTTGGCAGAAACGTAAGCCTAGAGGTGGAAAGAGAAGGATTACGTCTGAGAGTGACTGGAAAAAATACTATGGAAGTTCTGACGAACTTAAAGCAGATAGAAAATTACTTGGGAACTCATCGTTCAAACGAGAAATAATTAGTTTACATAAAACGAAAGGGAAAGTTAATTTTCACGAAACAAAACAACTATTTTTAAATAACGTATTGATGGAAACGTTGGAGGATGGTTCTCCAGCGTTTTATAATAGCAATATTTTGGGACGTTATTATAGAAAGGATTATCAAGAAGAACAATGATTGTAGTAGAGTGTCGTCTATGTGGCACAGTGTTAAGAGGATCTGGTACGTGTGGGTGTAGTAATATGACATCTATTCACGGTGATTTTATATCGGCAAATGATATGACAGAAGTTCATTTGTTACAAACTAATAAGATTGTAAATAAATCTTCACTTTTGACAGCAGAAGATCTAAAATATCAAGAAGAAAGACGTAAACGTAAAGTACGTAAGTTAAACTTTGAAGAACGATGATTAACCTAGATGAAAAATTTTCTAATTACATGGGTTCAAAAACAAAAGTGTTTAGAATTGATGGTGTTAATGAATCTTTAACAGGTTATGGATATCAATGTGATGGAAACGACATCGTTGGGTATTGGGTTAACACAACTAACTATAAATTGTACTATAATTTGAACGAACAGTTCTTAAGAATGGAAGCATTAAGAAAATGAAAATATTTTTAGACACAGCAATCACTAGTGAAGTAGAATGCTATTATAAGACAGGTCTTATTGATGGTCTAACAACTAATCCATCTCTCATTCGCAAGAGTGGTAGAAATCATGAAGAAGTTTACCAAGAGATGAAAGATATTGGTGTTACAGACATCAGTATGGAAGTCATTGGTAGTGTTTCTAATATGATTTCAGAAGGTAAACGTCTTTCTAAAAAATTTGGAAAGTGTGCTACAATTAAAGTACCTTGCACATCAGATGGATTGATTGCATGTAAGGAATTGTCCTCTGAAGGTATTAGAGTTAATGTTACTTTAATATTCTCAGTTGCACAAGCGATACTCGCTACTAAGGCAGGAGCAACATACGTTTCTCCATTTGTAGGAAGACTAGATGATAATTCTTTTGATGGTATTAAACTTATCAAAGACATCTATAAAGTCTATACTATTCAATCAGCAGAGGCAGAAATACTTGCTGCATCTATTAGAGATGTTAAGAGTGTATCAGAATGTTTCGCTGCTGGTGCGGATATCGTAACCATTCCAGCGTCTGTCTTAGGTAAAATGTATAATCATGTCCTTACTGACAAAGGTTTAAACATCTTTGACAAGGATCATGCAGCACATACTCTCGCTATGACATCAAATAAATAGATGTTTAATAACGATTAAAATGTTTACAGTTTATTCTAAAGCAGGTTGTCCTTTTTGTGACAAATTTATAGAGGTGTGTAAATTAGAAAAACTTACTCACGTGGTGTATGAATTAAACGAACATTTTACTAAAGATCAGTTCTATAATGAGTTTGGAGAGGGATCAACATTTCCTCAAGTCGTTTTAGAACTTGCTGATAATAGTTTAAAATTAGGTGGTTGTAAAGAATCACTTAAATATATGCAAGAAAAAAACCTTTGCTGTCAAGTATAATGATTGAAGTATACGAAGAAGAGTTTAAAACAAATAAGAAAAAGTATGATTCACTTATTGAAAAAGGTGAAGACATTCTTGTTCGTAAAACAGATGGTGGTGCTTACATCGCTACTGACATTACTAAATTTGAACACCCTATTTGTGACATATGAAAAAATTAATTAGTTCTTTTTCTATTATCAAATTAAAAAAGAATTTAAAAGAAAATAGTTCAGGTAAGAATAGAAAGATTTGGACTAGTGCAAAAAATTGGTTTAAAAAATTATTTACAAAAAATTAACATGAGCATTCGTAATCACATTGAAGCAGCAGATGATGCCCTACGCTTGGCAATCATTGAAGCACTGGAGAAAAAACAAGACGAACAACTTGATACATTGTTTGAAGCATTAGGTAAAGTAAGAGAACTTATTCTTACTACACCTATTCGTTTCACAGATAATACTAGTGAGTATTATAGAAACAATGCAGAGTATAATTTTAACCTAGAGTCTGACATTAACTTGGAGACTGGTGGATATAAAGTACCTGCTGATGTAATCACATTCCCAACAGATTATACTGGAGATGATGATTTAATTTCAGGTAACATTAGTATTGGTCTTACTAATAACGATGATACAATTGTTGTTAACACTAAGTCAGAAAGAAATGGTGGAGACCTAGACAATTTGGATGGTCCTGCGTAGTTTATAAATACTTTTAGCTCAGAATAAGTGTCTTCAGGACTAGAAGTATGTCAAAATTACTGGCGAATCAAATCTCCAACTACAATGATAATGGACCCGTTGAAGTAAAAGATGGAGTGAATATACCAACTGGTAAACCTTTACAGGTTGCTGGTGCTGCTGGAACCAGTGGACAATTTCTAAAGTCCACTGGTTCTTCTATTGCATGGGAAACTTTCCCATCAATTCCTGCTGCACAGGTGCAAACGGATTGGAATGCCACGAGTGGCATCAGTTCTATATTAAATAAACCATCATTATCTACTGTTGCTATATCAGGTAGTTACAATGATTTATTAAATAAACCATCAATACCTGCTGCTCAAATTAATCCAGACTGGAATGCTACCAGTGGTCTTGCTAGAATCTTAAACAAACCATCTTTATTTTCTGGGGTATACGCTGATCTTACTGGAAGACCTAGTATACCTGCTACAGTTAAAGACCTTTCTGACACTGATCTACCAGCAGTTATAACTGATGGTATCTATTTGCAGTGGGATGCTACTGCTCTGAGATGGAAAGAGGGTACTGGTTCTTCTGGTCTTACTGAATTAAAAGAAGATCAATCACCTGAACTAGGAGGTGTATTGCATACTCTAGGGTTCAATATAGATACTGGAACTAACTTTATTAATGATACTAAAGTTGGTGAGTGGAACACAGCATATGGTTGGGGCAATCATGCTAGTGCTGGATATCTAACAAGTTTTACTAACACAACTTATTCACAACAAGTAGTTGTTGATGGTCTTGATGTTAAATTAAGATTAACCGATAGTTTTGGTACAGTTGATGACATTAAAGTAACTGCTGGAACTGGTATTACCTTTGATAACATAGATTTAAATGGTTTCACTATCAACTCTTCAGGAGGAGGTGGAGGAGGTGGTGCTACTGTTACCATTAATGACACTGCTCCTGCTGGTCCTGCTGTTGGAGACCTCTGGTGGAAATCAGATGAAGGTAGATTGAAAGTTTACTATTCAGATACTGATGGCACACTTCAGTGGGTTGATGCTAATCCACCACTATCACCAAGTTTTGCACCTAAAGTAAGTAACCAAACTGTTGAACTTGAAGCAGTTACTGATGGTAATAACAATAGTTATCTTGAGGTAACAGGTCACATACTACCTCTAACTACTGAAGACTATGACATAGGTTCAGCAGAGAAAAAGGTTAGACACTTATTCTTATCAGATAATTCATTGTGGTTAGGTGATGGTAATAAGATAGACACTAGCAGTGGATCTGTAAAGACCAAGAAAAGAAAGAAAACTGTAGTACCTTCAACAATTACTACTGCTGGTGGCGATCAAGCAGGTCTCTTAGCATCTTCTGGTAAAGGATCTCTAGCACTAGTTACTTTAGAAGAAGCACTTGCTTATTTAAAATCATTAGATAATACTAAGACAGACGTTTCAGATCTATATCCACCAGAAACTGCTGGTAATTATAGTGATGCTGACTGGGATGAAATTGTATCATCAACTCAAGCAGGTAGAGTTGTAGCACCAACGATAGCAGATGATGCTACTGAATATAATCTTGTTAGTGGAACATCTTTCCTTCGTACATCTGCTCTTGCTGACTTCCCTATAAAAGTTATAGGAGCACAGGCAGTAGAGGGTACTGTGGTTGAGTTCACAGTTTATGTACCACAAGGTAATACACCAAGAACTGTCACTACAATAAGTATTGATGGTACTGATGCAACTCAAGCAAGAATCACTGGTACAACAGAAGCAAACACAACTAACACATTCACTGTCAAAGCTATATACTTTGGTGCTGTTTGGAAAGCAACCGTAGCAATAGGTTAACCATAAATGGCAAACATAAATTTTCCTTCAACAATAAGTCAACCCACTGATGGGTCGTTTTCTCATACCGCAGCAGGTGTTACGTGGTCATGGGATGGAACCACATGGAAGTGTCAAGGAATAAACCTTGCATATGTATTACCTACTGCTAGTGCTACTGTCAAGGGTGGTATCAAAATTGGTACTGGATTATCTATTGATGGTAATGGTGTTGTAACAGCATCATCTTCTACTTCTAATTTAAATGATCTTGGAGATGTATCTACCGTAGGTGTATCAAGTGGACAAATACTAAAGTATAATGGTAGTTCATGGGCTCCAGCAGCAGATGACACTGGTGTACAATCTGCTGCTCCAGAGATTGAGTGGACTCTAACAGCAAATGGTACTTCAGATTATATCTTTGCTGGTGATGGATTCCCATCCCCTGCTAACGATCCTACATTATATTTGGTAAGAGGACAGACATATAAGTTTGTAAATAATACTGGTGGTCATCCATTTAGAGTTCAGTCTACAGCTGCACAAGCAGGTGGTGGAACACAGTATAATTCTGGTGTAACTAATAATGATGCTGGCAATGGAACTACATTAACATTCCTAGTTCCAATGGATGCACCTGCTACATTGTATTATCAGTGTACAGCACACCCTACTATGACTGGTACAATTTATGTTCTTGATGAAAGTGGAGGAGGTGGTAGTAGTGGACTTGAATCTAGAACAACAGCACAAGCAACTGCTAATGCTTTAGGAAACACCTCATCTACTAATCTTACTATAACAGCAGCAAAAACATATGCTTTACATGCTATTCAAACATCTCATGCTGCATGGGTAACTCTTTATACTGATACTACAAGCAGAACTAATGATGCTAATAGAAGTGAAACAACTGATCCGTTACCAGGTGCAGGTGTAATTGCTGAAATTATTACAAGTGATGGTGCTAAACAAAAAATTACTCCTGGTACTATTGGATATAATGATGAGAGCACACCAACCACTGATGCTTATATTAAAGTAGTCAATAAGTCAGGTAGCACTGCTAATGTCACTGTTACTCTTTACTTTGTTAAACTAGAGGTCTAGTAATGGCAGATAAAATTTACGTTGTTACCCTTAAGAAAAAGGATGATCTTGATGGGTTCTATTCTGATATGGAATCGGATGGATTTAAACTGCAATTGAAGCGTCCTATTAGTAGGAACACTCATTACTATATGACTGATGATGAAGCAGCAACATTGAGAAATGACAGTAGAGTATTAGCAGTTGAACTTAGACCAGAAGATATACCATACTTAGAAATTAAAGGTTATGGAACTATTGATGTAGGAGGAATCAATAATGCTCCTTATCCACATACAGGAGATTTTCGTAAATCTGGCACGTTTGATGCTGGTAATAAAGATTGGGGTAAGTTACATGTGGCAGGTAATGATGCTCAAAGAAGAAAGGGAGCATGGAGTGGTGGCACTATAAATGACAACGTAGATGTATTTAATGATGGTAGACATGTTGATGTCGTAGTGTGTGATGATCCAGTATCATTTGATTGTGAAGAGTGGAAAGCACTGTCAGATAATAGAGACAGGTTTCAGATGTATGAGTGGTATAATGAATTAAATCAATATGTTAGTAGTATTGATGATGATGGTCAAAGTTTACCCACTGGTTCTTTTCCAAATTATATTGATAATGCCAGTAATCAAACATATCATGGTACTCATGTATGTGGTACTATCGCTGGTAAAACTTATGGGTGGGCTCCTGAAGCAAACATTTACAGTATGCAAATACTTAATAATAGTGCTGGTCAAGGCACACCAGTTCCTACTTTATTAATGTATGATTATCTCAGAGCATTTCATAGATATAAACCAATTAATAAAGCAACTGGCACAAGAAATCCTACCATCACTAACCATAGTTGGGGTTACGGTAGTAACTATACTGATTTCTTTGATGGTGTAATTAATATTTCGCAAGTTTGGAGTGTAACTTATAGAGGCACAGTTTATGACAATGGTAATCCTAATCCATCTGGTTGGACTATGAATGGATTGGAACAGGACTTTGGACTTGGTGCAACTAAAACAGAATTTAACTACCATTATGCTGCTGTCAATGCAGACGTTGAAGACGCTATTGAAGATGGTGTAGTTATTATTGGTGCTGCTGGTAATAATGATTTCTATATGACAAGTATAGAATCAACTGATCCATCTTATGTTGATTGGAATAACGCTGTTAAATTTAATGGTGTTCCTGACTTATATTTCCAAAGAGGATCTAGTCCTAACAATGCTAAAGGTGTAATCAATGTTGGTGCTATAGATACTGAGTCTGATTTTAGAAGAGCAAATTTTTCTAACTTCGGTCCTCGTGTAGATGTATGGGCACCAGGAGTTGATATTGTTTCTGCATTCAATAGTTTTGGAACACTTGATAATAAGTATGGTGGATCTAATTATTTTTATAATATTGGTGGAACAAGTATGGCATCACCGCAGGTTGCTGGTGTTGCAGCATGTATAGCAACTGGTAAGACACGCTTTACTAACAGTGATGTTCTTGGTTATATTCAACAGCATGGTAAGTATAATGATATGACATTTGATGTCAATGGTGGAAATTTTGCTGATCCAACATGTCTTGGAGGTAACAATGGATTGTATTTTGATAGTGCTGTACCAGAACTACAATGCACAAAGACTAGAGACACAGGACACATGGGTGGATGGTATAAGGATCAATTAAAAGGACATAGAAGACCTGCACATACATTTGCTAATGCTCAGATGTATCCTAGAACTAATCAGTACTACAGAGCATTACCATTAAATACTCTTCCTATTTGGCCAAACGCTACTATCAACGTAACTAATTCAGGAGCGAGTTCTTATACTATGGTTGGTGATGATAGAAATGGTGGTGTAAATGGTAACAATCCAACTCTTACATACAACCGAGGAGACATTATAAGTTTTGTTGTAAATGTTAGTGGTCATCCATTCTGGATCAAGTTCTTAGCATTAACTGGAGTTACTAATGGACTACAAGATTGGGTAGAGGGATCCACAAACTATGGAGTTGATAGGAATGGTCAGCAGTTTGGAACTATTACTCTTTACACAGGTACTTTGTCAGCTGGAACATACTATTACATCTGTCAATATCATTCTTCTATGCAAGGTCAGATAGTATTAGTATAAATAAAGAAGCCTTACGTATATTATAATGTCTGACGAAGTAAAAGGAGACAAACCAAAAAGTGTTCTTGGAAAAATAAAAGACAAGATACTACCAGATGAAGACGAACAAGCTGCAATCATCTCCACTTTTGTGAGATTGGGTGTACTAGTGTGGTCTGGGGGTATATTGACTCTTAATTATGTGGCGATTCCAGGTGTACCGCAACAAAAAATAGATCCAACTTTCATAGCTTCAGTTTTTACAGGAGTTTTAGCTAGCTTTGGAATTCAAACAGCTTCAAAGAAGGGTGATGGTACTATGAAAATGAATGGTAATGGAGGAGCAAATGTTGGTAAGAACGGTGGTCCTACACAGACTATTGTTATTGAGCAAGCACCACTAAAAATTATTGCCGAGTCACCTAAAAAATCTGAACCTTATAAATTATAATCATGTCTTGTAAATCAAAATTTAGTTTTAATACCATTGCTAATGTAATTAGTATTGCATCAGGAGTAACTCTCGCTGGTATCGTAGGTGTTGGAGCATACGTCTTTATAAACAAAGATGCTATTGTTGATAACA